AGGTGAGATCGATTGCCTCACTGTCTCTCAGGTGCAGGGCAACAAGTGGCCTGTAGTCTCTGTCCCTAATGGTGCCCAAGGGGCAAAGAAATCCATTGCGAAAAATTTGGAGTACCTCTCGAAGTTCGAAGAGGTCATCTTCATGTTCGACATGGACGAGCCAGGAAAGAAGGCTGCTGCTGAGTGCGTGGAACTCTTTGAGTCAGGCAAGGCGAAGATCGCAAGTCTTCCCTTCAAAGATCCCAACGAGTGCCTCCAGAAGGGCCAGCCTGAGGCGATCATCAGCGCCATGTGGAATGCCAAGGTGTTCCGTCCTGATGGCATCCTTGCTGGTACAGATCTCTGGGATGAGGTGTCCTCCAACGAGGTCATCCCCTCCATCCAGTACCCTTGGGCCAAGCTCAACGAGCTAACCCATGGTGCCCGTAAGGGTGAGCTGGTGACCATGACTGCAGGATCAGGCGTAGGTAAGTCAGCCATCGTTCGTGAGATTGCCCATCACCTCATCAAGTCTGGTGAGACAGTTGGCATGATCATGCTAGAAGAGAACCCTAAGCGTACAGCTCTGGGTCTCATGGGTATTGAGATAAACAAACCGCTCCATCTGAGCAGAGAGGGTGTCAATGATGAATCTGTACGACTGGCTTTTGCCAAGACTGTGGGCTCTGGTAGGGTGTTCCTTTATAACCACTTCGGTTCTAGCGATATTGACAATCTGGTTTCCAGAGTCCGGTTCCTTGCTAAAGGCTGTGGGTGTAACTGGATTATTCTCGATCACCTTAGCATCGTTGTTAGTGGCCTTGGCGATGGTGACGAAAGACGTCTTATTGACAATGCGATGACATCCCTGCGCACCCTGGTCGAAGAGACCGGAGTGGGAATGTTCCTCGTGTCACACCTGAAGAGACCCTCAGATGGCAAGGGCCACGAGGAGGGAGCCAAGACTTCATTGTCCCAGCTCCGTGGCTCAGCAGCCATTGGCCAGCTCAGTGACATGGTCATTGGTCTGGAGAGGAACCAGCAAAGCGATAACCCCAACGTCACCACCCTACGTGTTCTCAAGAACAGGTTCTCAGGTGAGACAGGGGAGGCGGGATACTTACTGTATGACCGCGACACAGGTCGTCTCTCAGAGACAACTAAAGATTTCACCGACGAAACAACCCAGGAATTTTAATATGACTCAGCTCGAAACTATTGCCAATCACTTCCGTACTGCCAAGAGCATCTCCCAGCGTGAAGCCTTGATCGACTACTCGATCCAGAGCTTGACCAAGCGTATCAGCGAGCTTCGGGATATGGGCTTTGACATCGTCACCCAGTTCAAGAAGCACCCAGTGACTGGCCAGCGTTACGCTCGGTACGTTCTGAAGAAGTAATATATGGAATGCTCCGTCTGCTCGACGGAGTTTCAACCATACAATTCACAGCAAAAGTATTGTTCAGTAAAATGTAGGTCATCCAACCCAACAAAGACTGCAACGACTCGTGAATTTCAGAGGAAGAGACGCCAAGAGTTAAACAATATAAAGTTGGCAGCAGGATGTGCGAAGTGTGGTTATCGAGAACATCCTGCTGCTTTAGATTTCAACCACATAAGTGGGACGAAGTTATTCAACATCAGCCAAGACCCTAAGAGGGCGTGGTCTGACATCGAGGCTGAGATGGCAAAGTGCGAAGTCCTGTGTTCTAACTGTCACAGAGTACATACGTACGAAGAGCGCCACTGGCATACTAAACGGTCTACTCGTTCGGGAGAGATATGAGATACATTGCTGACTTGGAGACTGACGGTCTTCTAAATGAAGTTACAAAGATACATTGCCTTGTAGCTAAAGATATTGACACGGGAGAAGTTCACGCTTTTACCCCTGATAACATTGAAGAAGGCATTCGCCTCCTCGCCTCGGCAAAGCATCTGGTGTTTCACAACGGGATAGGTTACGACCACCCCGTTCTTGAGAAGCTGTATCCGCAGTACTATATTGACAAGTCTGCTTGTTGCTACCCGCTTGGTCTATGCCAACGTCAAGGATACTGACAACAAGCTCCTCAAAGATGGCACATTGCCGGGTAAGCTCTTTGGATCTCACTCGCTCAAAGCCTGGGGTCACCGCATGGGAAACCACAAGGGTGACTATAGTGGTGGATGGGAAACCTTTTCCCAAGAGATGCTCGACTACAACATCCAGGACATTGAAGTCACCCACTCTCTGTACCAGAAGATCCTAGATGAGAACTATTCTCAACAGGCTCTGGACTTGGAGCACCAGGTGGCATGGCTTATGGCCAAGCAGGAACGCAATGGGTTCTGCTTCGATGTGCCTAAGGCTGCTATCCTCCTGACCAAACTGGTGCAACGCCGGGGTGAGCTGGAGAGGGAACTGAAAGAGTACTTCGGGTCATGGGAGGTTCAACTCCCTGACTTCACTCCCAAGGTAAACAGTACCAAGTATGGGTACACCAAGGGTGTGACCGTGAAGAAGATCAAGGTGGTTGAGTTCAACCCATCATCCCGTGATCACATCGCTGATCGACTCATGAACCTCTACGGGTGGAAGCCTGTAGATTTCACTGAGGGCGGCAAGCCCATGGTGGATGAGATCGTACTGGGTAAACTGACATACCCTCCCTGTAAACAACTCACAGAATATCTCCTTGTCCAGAAGCGTATCTCTCAGCTCAATGAGGGAGGTCAGGCATGGATGAAGTGTGAGAAGAAAGGTAAGATACATGGATCAATCAATCCGAATGGGGCTGTCACAGGAAGAGCAACTCACTCCTATCCTAACATTTCCCAAGTGCCCTCGTCCAATTCCCCTTATGGTCATGAGTGCCGCGAACTCTTTACTGTTCCTCCTGGTTGGCTACTGGTTGGCGCTGATGCATCCGGCCTTGAGCTGCGCTGCCTCGCACACTTCATGGCTAAGTGGGATGGTGGCAAGTATGCTGAGATTCTTTTAGGCGGGGATATCCACACAGAGAACCAGAAGGCAGCAGGCCTTAGTACTCGTAACCAAGCAAAGACATTTATATATGCGTTCCTCTACGGTGCGGGAGACGCCAAGATCGGCTCCATTATTGGTGGTGCTGCAGGTGAGGGTAGGAAACTCAAGTCGAAGTTTCTACGCTCACTGCCAGCCCTCGGACGACTGGTCGAGGCTGTGCAGCAGTCTGCTAAACGAGGCTATCTCCTGGGGTTGGATGGGCGAAGAATCCACGTTCGAAGTTCACACGCTGCACTGAACACATTGCTTCAGAGTGCAGGTGCAATAGTCTGCAAGAAGTGGCTGGTGATCCTTGAGGAACACCTCCAGTCTGCAGGCCTTAAACATGGATGGGAAGGTGACTATGCCTTCTGTGCTTGGTCTCACGACGAGGTACAAATTGCCTGTAGAACTCCTGAACTGGCCCAGCAGATTGCAGCCTTGGCAACCCAGTGTGTAGCCCTAGCGGGTGAGCACTATGCCTTTCGCTGTCCAACTGCAGGGGAATCTAAGCAAGGAACAAACTGGGCTGACACTCACTGATGAACCGAAAGACTACCAACGATCTACTCCACAAGGCTTACCGCCAGGGCCTCAGTCTCCAATCAAATATCTGCAGAGAATTTGACCAAGAGATTGCTGCCTTGGCAAGCCTTATGTTGATCACCACAAAAGAAGCCCCACACCAGTATGGGCGTATATGGCGAGTAACGGAAGAGGGACTACGTCTCCTCCGAGAAGAAGGATATCTATGAATGACGACAAGCAATTAGAATTATTTGAAACAGAAACAGAAACACCTATGACTTACAAGGACGCCCGTCCAGATAGCATCGTGTTTATGGGACGCAACATTACCGTGGCCTTCATCGATGAGGGACCATGGGGTGCTACTGTCTTCGGTGACTTCTATGCCAAGGAACAGCGCATCCGCATCCTTGAGGATCTCACGCCCATCGAAGAGATGGACACCTTCCTCCATGAGGTTATCCACATGATCATGAACTACATGAGCATCATGATGGGACAGGTGGATGAAGAGATGATCACCCATCGCCTGGCTACAGGACTGTCCTCGGTACTCGTTGAGAATCCTCACGTAGCCGAGTACATCAATGCCATCTCCCTTGCTGGAACAACAGAAATATTTGAGGAATAATATGAAGATTGCCAAGATGGACGTAGAGTATCTAGATCACATGGGCACTGACCTTACCGTGGTCAATGCAGCACGAGTCAGCTTCGACAAGGAGCATGACGTGTTTGACCCTAAGACTGACCGGGGACTTCTCAAGTACCTGGCCCAGCATAATCACTGGTCTCCCTTCGCCCATTGTTCGGCATCCTTCCGTGTCAAGGCTCCCATCTTCGTGGCTCGCCAGCTCATGAAGCACACCGTGGGTTTCTCATGGAATGAAGTGAGCCGCCGTTATGTGAACAGTGAGCCTGAGTTCTACTTTCCTTATGTGTGGCGCAAGGCTGCAGAGAATGTGAAGCAGGGTAGTTCAGATGAGGAGGTGAAATTTGCTATTGACCCCTCTCGGTCATCCGCTGAAGCTGCCCTAGAAACCTATAACTACATGCTCAAGGCAGGCGTCTGTGCTGAACAGGCCCGCATGGTACTCCCTCAGAACATGATGACTGAGTGGGTATGGACGGGGTCACTCTATGCGTGGGCTCGTATGTGTGCTCTCCGTCTTGATGCACACACCCAAGCTGAGACCCGTGTCATTGCGCAAACAGTCTCCAATAACATGGTAGAACTCTATCCAACCTCATGGGAGTTTCTAATGAACACTGAACCGAAAGAAAAAGTATGCGCACTGCTCTCATCGACGCCGACATCCTCGTCTACCAACTGGGGTGAGGGGCTCTGGACCCTTCACGCCTTCGAGGAGGAGGCCATACAGGCCTTTGATACATCCCTGAACCGAGTCCTTGAGCAGGTGGAGGCTACCTCCTTCCTCCTTGCCTTCTCGGACAAGGCCAACTGGCGTAAGGATGTGCTGCCTACCTACAAGGGTAATCGTGCTGACACCCGTAAGCCCATGCTCCTGGCATTCCTCCGTCAGTATGCCCAGAAGTACAACTGTCTACTGATGCCTACCCTTGAGGGTGACGATGTCATGGGTATCTGGGCGACCACTCCCAGCAAGCTCGACCCCATCCGTGAGCTGATCATCTGCACTACCGACAAGGATCTGAAGACGATCCCCGGCCAACACTACAACTTTGGCAAGGATGAGTTCTTCGAGATCTCCCAGCACCAGGCAGACTACCACCACATGATGCAGACCCTCACGGGTGATGCAACGGATGGCTACTCAGGTTGCCCAGGCTGCGGTCCTGTAGGTGCCAAGAAGATCATGCAGGCAGCTATGGACGAGGGTACACCTTGGGCCAACCCTGAGCAGCTCAAGGAGATCTACTGGTCTCACGTTGTCAAGGCCTACAACAAGGCAGGTCTTGGTGAAGAGGAGGCTCTGGTCCAAGCACGGGTGGCTCGCATATTGAGAGCCGAAGACTATGATATTGCTACAAAGAAAGTTATTCTATGGACCCCCTCAGCCGTTTCTTCGGTGAAAAGTTGATCATTGAGGATGCCTTCAGTCTTCCTGAAGATGCACCAGTCACCCCCCTCGACATTCAAATTGGTGGAGGCCACTACAAGACGATGGCCATCCAGCCTGTGGAGTACATCACCAAG